TGTCCTGCTGTAACATTTGTATCAACACGAGGCTTTGTATATGCCATGTATTGAGCAGTTACAACTGGAGCTTGTGATGCTTCTACCGCTTCGGTTGCGATAGGAGCTTCTGATGTTGTATCAGACAAGTTGTCCTCCTGTGTTGTAGTTTCCTCAGCGGTTGCTTCGGAATTCTCTGGTGTTTCGCTAGCTGCTACCTCAGCAACTCTTGCGCTGCTAATGGCTGGCTCGGTGACAAGTGATACCTCTTGCAAGGAACTCGACTGTATCTTTAAGACGCCATCCTCATTTTTCCATTCGTTGATTTTGACACCAACGCTAAATCCATCTCTTAAACCTGTGGCTGCTTCCTCAAGAGCATCATCAGCTGCAAAAGTCTTAGCCAATTTAAATGTTGCTTCTAAGCCCTGCTCTGTGGCAGTAATATCAATCAATTTGCCTAGTGGCTTTGTGCGCTCATGCTCAAGTAATAATTTGACAGGCTTTGAGAAGTCAATGCTGTCTTTTTCAAATACTGTTAATCCTGCGCTGGTTGAACCTTCCTCATTCCAACTTACAATGCGACCAGTTAAGGTTCGCTTATTTGTATCGGCAGCGGTTATTTCTATTGGGAAATTAATCTTCATCGGATTAAGTCCTCCTCCTCTTGGATTTGCTCAACGCTCATTGCGCCAATGCGGTTTAGGATTTCATAAACTTGCGCACGCTCTAAAGCAGATCCACGCAAGAAATCATCAATGTCAAATCTTGTTTCTATGCCGTTGGGGCAGAAATCTGAAAAACTGAGTCTTTGCTCCAGGCTCGTGAGAATGGATCTCAAGCTAAAATCGATAAGAGCTTTCCTCTCCGCCAAGGTGTTGGAGTATGTCATGCTGGTAGTTTCAGCAGATACAAATGATGCAGGAATGCCAGATGCTCTTGCAATTTCTAAAGCAAGATATTGACGTGCTTCGTTTAATTGTAATTTAGCAGGATCAAAACCTAATGCTTGTAATTCAACATCAGCATTTAAAAATGCAGTTGCTCTTGTTGATCTTGACACTCTCCATGATTCTAATAACTTTGTAATTCGCTCTGGAGTGAGGTTTGTGCCATTTGATTTCAATACCATTTGTGGCATTGGCTCTTTTGCATACATCTCAGCTGCTTTTTCTAATTCTGCTGCCGCTTTAATTGTGCGACCGGCACGATTTAATATTCCTTCATCCATTCCATTAAATACAATTAAAGATCCAATTCCAAATGGTGGCACTCGCTTGCCATCCACTGTGTAATACTCAATTTCTGTTGAATTGCCATTTAGTGATGCAAATACTCTATTAGGTGCAATTCTTGTCCATGCACGAATTCTTGAAGCATCGGTTGCGGCATAGGCGTCCATTACCATTCCATACCCAACCCCGTATAGGAGTAAATCCTCTGCCAACCATGCGTAGATTGCTGAACCTGCAACTCTTGGATCTGGTTGCATGATTACTCTGTTTGGTCTTACATGTTCATTTGTAAAATGATTGTATTGTTCAATTGGTAAAGATCCTATTGTTGAACAAATAATATTTCTTGCACGAGCGCCGGCAGGTATCGCCATAAATTGTTCACGAGTTGCGGTTGTAGTTCCAAATAGAATTCCGCCAACTAATTGCTGAGAGTTGTAAGGTGCTAATGCAGCTGCAACATCTACTGGATTTGCTTGCTGATTTGATCTTGCTGTAAATCGATCGAATAATCCCATTAGCACATAATATACCATAAATACAAATTATCCGACTTGAATATCAATCTCCGTTTCAGGTTGTGTCGCAAAATAGGTTGCAAGTGCGGAAGCGACAGCTGCACAAACTGCCACTCTGCTTGCACGCCTTCCAATAACCCAACTGCCATCCCCAAATGGCAATTTGGCTGCTGAAAGTGTTTGTTGGGTCAATTCCTCCTGACCCCCATGCTGTAATCGATGGGAATTTATTGCGCCCAGCCATCGATCACAACTTTCCGCATAGATTGCGCCATCCATGTCGGTTATGGGTATCCCAGCCGGAACTAACCGACTTGCGACAGCTTGTGCAGTCCGTTTGGAATACGCCACAGTTTGAGTGTTATATCGTCTTACATAAGGAGCAATATCATTTGCAACTGCTAAATCATTTAGGCTGTAATCATTTGACCAAGTGTGAAGCAAAACTAAATTAAATCTTTCTCCTGGTAATTTCTGGGTTGCAACTAATGCGCCAAATTTTCTATCTGGAGATAAATCAAGTCCGAGCCAAGTTGGTGCTTCCGGATCTAAAGGTATTGGATCGGTCTGACATAATCCCCATTTTTGTGCATCGATGGCTGAATTGATTGTATCTACCCATTGCGCCAAAACCTCTGTGCGCACAATATCTGGAGGATCGTTAATAACTGCTTTTAAGTTGTCCGGATGAATTGTAATTCCTAATGATGGATTGGCTTGAGCGAAAGCGTCCCAATTAATCTCGCCTGACGGAAGCAAGATAGGTGCATCGGGTTCAGCACTCCACTCAAACCAACCAATCGGATCGTTAGTCGTGGCTGACGCTAACGCCCTCTCACGCAATTTGTTTAAGATTACGGAATGCTGATCTCCTGCTGAGGAATAGATCCATACTTGTGGATTTTTAGCAGCCATCATTGAATATCGCATTGATGACCAAGCATCCTCATCCTTGTATTCTCTCAACTCATCAAGATGGATTGTTTCGGGTTTGCTCAAACCTCTAGCTGCATTGTTTGCAGCTTTTACAACAAATCTCCTATTGCCAAACAATTCAATTTCCTCAGCACCATGTTGCCATCGGATTTTCTTTACTTCCTTTTCAAGTCTTGGATTTGTTTCAATTAAACCAACAATCTGTCTAAAGGTTTCAAGTGAGGTTGTAAGTCTATGAGCTGAGGCAAGTTGTAAGCCTTCACCCCATACAAACATGCCAGTCAAGATCCGGAGCATCATCAGCGTGGACTTACCTTGCTGCCTTGCCATAATCAAACCCAGTTCAGAATGAGCCCACCTGCCATCCTCACGCACCTTATGACCATGAATGCAAACATACCGCTGCCATTCCATAAGGTTGATGCCCAGTTCAGTCGCAAGATCGATCATGTCTTGACCTTTTGAAGGTAAATCAGTCAGTTTTGAATGAATTCGTGGAGTTTGCACACCTCCTAAACCTGAATAGGTCGGATCTGTCAAGATCTCTCCTGTTTGTAAATTAATCAATCCGAACCAATCTGATCGTGAGCGATCGAGGTGTTTTGTGGGTTAGAAAAGGAACGGGGGGTCGGTGGTGTTCTCTGACGCACAAAAAACCGCCCACCCTTCGCCAAATTGCATTTGTAACAGGCACTTAATAAATTTTGGTCATCATCTAAACCGCCTAGGCGTCTTGGAATCACATGATCAACCGTGTCTGCTTCTTGCCCACAATATTGGCAGATGTATCCATCTCGCCTAAGTATCCGCTCTCTAATAGAACGCCATTGCCTAGTCGATCCAGTAGATCTTAGAGCTGACTTACTCATTAATACCAACCCTTAATCTTATGATGTGCTAGAGCATTACAAGGATTACTATAACGCTTTTGTATGTATTTGAGTTGCCAATCAATTTGTTTAAACCCATCAACTGTTGCTAACCATTTAGATCTACCTTGAGGAATACCATGATGACTACCATTCTTAGCCTTTGGATTCCATCTAGATTCTTTAAAATTTAACTCATCTAAACAATAGAATTGATCTAAGTTATTAAGCTGTATGAATGCATATTGTCTGTAATGATTGGTCTTATTAACAGCTACGGAATCGTCTTTTAAAAGGCTTATGTTCAAGACTATGAACAGAGGTATCACCAAACCAAACCTTGCGATCTTTCTGCTTCGCAGATCGCCCTTTCGCTCTGAAAGCGAATTTGCGTTTAAGGGTAGCATACGCTTCCAAATCGTTCGGCATAACCGCAGGTCAGACGGCGTGGCGTTCATATAGACATCCATCCTATGTATTGTGCATCCGGATTATTTAACAGCCATTGCTTGCGCAATTCATTCTGATAAGCCCAATTAATTTGATGCGTCATTTCGTCATGATTAGCGCACATGTATGGCACTCCTTATCTGCAAACATCCAAGACCCACACTTAGTGCATCGCATTACAGGCTCTTGAGTGTCAGTTGATTCTGCTAGGTTTTTTGTTCCCACAGCGCAACACTTGAGGCATTGAAATACTCTAAAACCATCAGCTTCTGGGTATCCATCAAGCCATTCAAACTCAGTATTGGCTGAACAGAAATTACATCTAAAATTAACCATCTTTTCCAGCCCATCCCGTTCCCTTAAAGATCGTAGGCACAGCTGTATAGACACGCCTTAAAGGTGCATTGCATACTTGACAATGAGGGATTTTATGATCCATTGGTAAATCCAATACAATCACTAACCCCTCACCATCGCACATGTAATCGTAATTAGGCATGATACGGAATTCGGTTTATTGCGTGGCAGGAATAGCATCGAAGCAGATCGCCCTCATGAAGTAATCTGTCATCGTTGCATAGATCGCAAGTCACGACTGATGGCTCTACTTTTACTCCGTCATCCGTAAAGGTGGCAGTTAAGCCAGAGCCGTCAATTATTTGTAATTCACCCATTTATTCACCTCCTTTAAAATACCATTTTCCATTAGCGGTAAGTGTTGCCCAATTAGGTGGACATTCTTTTGCTTTACAAACATATCCATAGTAAGGCTTGCCTCCTTTAGAGATTCCTTCTTTCAAGATATGACCATGCTGGCATGCAGGTGGTTCATTAGGTATTGATGATCCAATCTGATCTACAACATCACCAACAGACCAAGCAACAGGCTCAGGCTCTTTCTTATCAGCTGCAAAACTATCCCTTAAGATCGTTTCGATTTGTGCTGACTTGCTTCCGGGTTTGCCATACATATTTTGCCGGCTTTCTAGCTTCTCCTTAAATGACGGATTGCTTTCAACCTTTCGCATGTCATCCTTAGTAGCAGTTTTGTCAGATCCTTTGAGTAGAATAATTGCTCTACCTAATGCGCTTGTCGCAGTATCCTCAACATAAAACTTTTTCATGTTAGGAATATAAGTTTCCCTAGATCCAAAGGCTATGTTTGAAACGCATGGTTGCTCATCCTTGCTATCTCGCCAAAGAGTTGCTTGCACCAAGATATAACCTTTTTCACCATCATGACTTATGACTGATATATCTGATCGACCGGATGGGAAGTTACTTATGAACCATTTGTTCAAAGTAGCCACATCCTCGTAATCCTCAAGATTAAATGCCATTAGAGATCATCTCCTTTTTTGAAGTCGCTGTCGATTTCGGCATCATAAACTGTTTTGTAAATACCGATGTATGCTGCAATGTCCACAAGACTGTCATGATGCCCCGGACTTTCCTGCAAACGACTAATTTTTTGCAAGATGTTAAAGATACAGATGTCATGAGGCATGACTGGGTACTCGAGATACGAACTGACCAGCTTTGAGATTCGCTCCATGTTGTAGTAAGGATGCCCATATACGACACCTCTTGACTGGATAGTTGTGATGGCTTCATCAAAGAGTTGCTCAGTTTTTGTCATAATCAAAGACTTCATCTGACTGCTGTTTGATCGTAATCATTCTGCGGTGCATATCCCAACCCGTTGCACGACCACGCCAATAGCCCCGATTGTAGATTTCGGTTTGCCATAAACTGACTGCATAGGCTAATAAGCCGGTTGCTATCATGAACCATAAAATGGTGATTCCGTTGATTTTCATTTTGTTGCCCACTCCCTTATTTGTTTAGGCATCGCAACCGGATTTCGGTCATCGATTACTGTATATCTTGCTCCTGACGGATGAATTGATGGTGCGGTTGCAACATAACCCTTCCATTTAATATCAATTCCATCAACTAATTTCCCCTTAAATACATCAGATTTTGCAGCTGTGTAATAAAGGTGTAAGCCATCACCCGTTTGAACTGTGTAAGTTGGTTCAAACTCTGGTAATAATTCGCCACCATTGCGGTAATCAATATCAAACACGACTAAGCCTGATTGATAACAGGCAATTCCGATGTTGATATTGTCATCATAATCAAACCAAAAGTTGATAAGTTTTTGGTCGGTTGTAGCTGATAAGTAAGCCCTTTGAGCCAAGTCAAAGTGCGGATCTTTTTTGCGTGGTAATAGTGGCAAAATAGCCCATCCACGCTGTGCATAATCTAAGGCTGAGCCCCGATTACTTGTATCTAGTAACATGTCGCTCCCTACATATCCACAGTATCTCTGTGAATACATAAAGTATGACTTAAATCAAGGACGCTTAGTTATTTTCTTTCGGAGTGTTGTATAACGATTAGATAACGCTAATATCCTCAAAATCATCGATATGGTCATCAATCGTGCGTTCGTGATAATCGGTTTCACGCCCCATAAGACTTTCCAAGAGCTGTGAAACTGCCGTCTTTGTTAATAGGAATCATCTGCACGCTCATATTTTTGCCATCCCATTCCATCAAAACTATGCCCATTTGCCAGTTAGCCAAGCCTTTAGTATAGGAGGCTTTTGCCCTGTTCATGAGGTTGCCTGTTTCAACCCCGTAAAGGGGTCTGTAAGCCCCGTAGAGCCCCTCTGAGTAGGCAGACATACCTAGCCTATGGGTATGACCACAAACCACGCTCTTTCCTGCCTTTTTGGCAAGATTCAAGGCAGTCTGTCCAGCGTTGGGGTTCATGTTGCCTTCATCGCCATGAGCCAAGATCCAGCCCTTTTCAAATTCATAGAATGTTTTATGAAAAGTAATGCCCATAGAATCAAAATCCATAAACTTGGAATACTGCAATTCGGGAAGTGAGATCATTCCCGGAACTTTTAATAAAGTGTTATATAAGCGATCAGTATGATTACTGCGGATGATATGAGCTTCTCTGCTGTGCTCTGTGAGAGCCCAAAGGATTTCTTGAGTAGCTGTGCGGTCATCATCCAAAGTTTGTTGATAAGCCAAAGGTGTTTTTTCAGCCCATCGGCTAATTGTTTGAAAATCGATTTCATCGCCAACGCAAAGGACACTATC